TGCCAGTTGTTCCTGAGGTACCGCTTGATCCTGAAGTTCCAGATGTTCCCGTGGTTCCTGAGGTACCAGAAGTGCCAGAAGACCCAGATGTGCCTGAAGTTCCTGATGTTCCGCTGCTGCCATCAGCGCCACTTGTTCTTTTGTGTATTTCCCCGGAACTATCAATAACTAAAAATTCAGTTAAAGAAGCATCTAAATCTATAGTTTCTATAGTTACTTTGCCTGTAACATGCAGTTCTGTAGACGGAGTAGAAGTACCTATACCAACTTTAGAATTAGCAATATCAATATGAACAGTACCATCTGCTACAGGCTCATCATTTGCATTACCAACAAATAATCTGCCCTCATTTAAGTTTGGTACAGCATTAGTTCTACCAGCGCCCATTACCGTCATGGAACCAGCAGAATTATCTGATCTGGTTACTTTTGTAAGTTTTTGCAGTAAAGCAGATTCACCGGTAGGTGCAACTCCTGTGAGTTGTCCGGGCACTGTAGAAACAAACAACTCAGTACCTTCACTGTAAGCAGAAGTATCTAAGTTAGTAACAATACCAAAAGTAACAATAGTAATATCAGAATTTTGACTAACTGTTTCATAAGCTACACCAAATGCTGGCATCTTTGATGCATTATCTGCATCAGCAAGAGCAACAACAGTTTTGTTGCCGCTAATACCAGAAATATATACCGCTTCGCCTTTTGTGATAGCTTCTCCAGCATTAGCTTTAAATACTACTGGCCCTCTTAAATCGCCAATAAATTCGTCAGCTTCTACTCTACCATTAACTGTTAAAGCTTCAGCAAGAGTAGTCGTGCCAATACCAACACTAGTACCGTTGTCGTATAAAATACCTGTTGTTAATGTATCTTCATCAGACCATTTAGCAACATAGTTAGTCGCGCCGCTACCGCCAACACCAGACAATACGTCTTCAATCTGTTTCCACTGAGGACCATTTTCTTCTGATGTTAACACATAACCGGCTGCACCAGTTGTGTTGTTGTAATCGTAAAGATACCCTTCTAAACGAGTATCACCAACAATATGTAAATCTTTACCGGGGCTGGTCGTTCCAATACCGATACTAGATCCACTTTGATATATATTACTGTCTGTTAGTTCAGTTGTGCCAGACCACATTGGTATGTAGGTCGCAGTACCGCTGCCACTAATAGTACCATCTCCTTGGCCAACTTCTTCCCAGAAAACGCCGCTTTCTCTAGAAGTTAAAACATAACCTGCTGCTCCGGTAGAGCCTGTAGTATCATACAAATAACCGCTAAGAGATAAACCTTCTCCGCTAGCAAGAACTCTATCAGAAATATTTAAGACATCTAAATCTGCATTATAATAAGCTATACCACTTGCAGTATCACCATTAATGATACCTGTGGTATATCCTGCGCCAGTAACAGCAGACGTAATGTCATTAGAGCTAATATAAATTAAATCACTAAATGAACCTTTCTTTCCGTACCTATCAATAGGACGTATTTTGAAATAATATTCGTTATCAGGAGAAAGATTATATGAAAAATTAGGCTCGTAATTTGTAGATATGAACCCAGACAAATTAGTTGCCACTAAAGATCCTGTTATGCCCGTAATCTGTGTAGCGTATCCACTTGATTGTGGACCTGTTGGTCCACTTGGACCACTTGGACCGCTTGGACCACTTGGGCCATAATTTTCATAAACATAATAGCCGCCAGTTAAAGAAGTCGCATAAGTTCCTGTATAAATACCAGATCCATAATATCCCCCAGAAGGATAAAAATAAAATTGTTTACTATCAGGATCTATTTCAACCCCCAAATAAATCTTGTTTCCAGTAGTATTACCTGCTGCTATAGCTATTTCTGTTACAGGTGATTGACCTGTATAATAACCTCCGGGTAAAGAAGCTTGATTATCCAATATAATTGTGTGCTCTTTCCATTGAATACCTGTAGTATTGTAAACAGAAAATACAGGCTCTGAATTCGCACCGCTATAATAGTAATCTTGACCCCTGAATCTGTCTCCAGAATAAAATAAAGAATCTATCCTATTTTCTCCGCTACCGTGAACATAATATTTAACATTTTTAATCGACTGGGAATCTATTGAAAATGAATCTTCTAGTTCTCTAGACCCACTTTGAAAAACAAAAACTTCATATTGAGTTTTGTCCAAAGTAAAATCTTTGTTTATCGATGCTTTAAAATAAGGTTTTATATCTTTATTTAAAGAATCTCTTTCTACAATCACTTTGCCTCTAAAACCAGAAGGTTTTATATTGTAATGTAAAGGATCTATTTCAAAAGGTTTTATCGACGAAGGATAAATATAAGCTGCTCCAGTGCCATAAACGTCTTCAGCGTAAAACCCATAGTAATAACCTGAATTTAATGGTGGCTGATGCTGGTATCTAAAATTGCTAACATCGCCATTGTCAGGCCTAATTTGCATTTTAGCAATTGGATTATTAGCAGATCCTGTTTCTAAAACATCAAAATTAGCTCCAGTTCCTATACACAAATGCAAAGCGTTGACACCTGAATTTTTAGAGAATTCCGGTAAGAAAACTATTTCTTTTCCTATATAGGCCGATAGCCCCGTGATATCTGGCCTTTCACAGGTCAAAAAGAAAATACCTGTATGTTTTCTACCATAATAATCATTTGAAACTACCTCAAATCTGAACCTTCTTTCATCTAACCCACTAAAGTAATCAAAATCATCTTTTAAACTATTAATATCTATCTCATAATAATTTTTATAGTATCCCGTCTCTAGCGTTGAAATAAGTAGACCAGTTTCATCTTTAATGCTTAAGTCAAAACCTGAGAAAAAATTTAAACTGGATAATTTTTGATTATCATAAACTTTATTGTTGGTAGGGTTATATAAGCTCCATTGTATATATGGGTTTTCTCTCCAAAAATCACCACTTGATATTAAAGCTCCCGCAGGTACGCCGCTTCCGCTGATAAACAACGGGTCAGAAGTTGGCGTTAAATTAGCAACATACGATGCGTCTGCAGCTGAATTTGTTACGGAAAACCCGGATACCTGTAAAGCTTGCCCAAAATCTTGAGGTGTTTGGGATAGATATTTAGTAAAACTCATATTTTTAAATATTCAATTGTTCTAATTTGAAATCCTTATCATATACATACACTTTATAACCGTAACCTTTTTCAGGAAATAAACTTCTATTTCCTAAAAATACAGAAAAACTTCTATTATCGCTACCATCTAGACAAAATCTTAAATTTTTACCCAAAACAAAAAAATCTACCACGTAACCACCAATATTACTTAAGTCTTCAGTGCCAAAATCAAAAGTTACTTCTAATTTTATGTCGTCATCGCTTTTTTCTTTAACAAAATAAGCATCGTAAATTTGATCATCTATATTTGCGTCAGAAGTAGTGAAACTATCACTTGCAACTGTCTTGGTTGGATAATCAGATAAACTAAATTTAAGCTCATCTGAGTTTTGATTTTCTTCTAAGTTCTTATTTCTTTCTAAGGCTTCGAATTTAGTTGCATTATACATCATTGCTGTAATCATAAACTCATTTAACGCTTTTTCTTCCACAGACAACACACGATATTTTATTCCTTTTATATCATATCCTGTATTAGAATTTTCCACAGACCATATTGTTCCTCTGGTGATTAAATTAAAATCTGGGTCTGTTGTTTCATTTATGGTTACCACGTTGCCGTCAGACACTGATGCTATTGTAAAGTATTTGATTTGCGGGGTAGTTTGATTGTCAATTTCCGAATCTGTTATCCCTTTATTATTTGTGTTTTGCCTTTGTTTCGCTAAATTAGAAAGATCTTTAGAAGAAGTTGTAGATTTAGGCACCATAAAATATATTTTTTGACCAACAATATTTTCTTTTATGCCCTTGTCTAAAGTAACGCTTTTATCTCTAAAATTAATATTACTGATTCTACCTCCGTATCTATTGATTGATTTAAAATTATCTTGTATTAAAATAATATCTCCCGGCAATAAAATACTACCTTCCTGCCCTGTTGAAAACTGCACCACATCAGTTTCTGTTTGATTTGTATATAAAATCCAATCTGCGATTCTTTTGGCTTGGGATCGTGATGTTGTGCCTATTGCTACTACTTCTTGCTCATTATAGCCAAATTGCCTCAAAGCAGCAAAATCTTCAGCGTATGCGACTTTAGTTTTAAAATTGTCATCAGCATCGTTGTATCTAACAACAACACTGGAGGTTCTAGATGTTTTTGCGCTCCCTGTGTAACCAAAGCTACCCCCAACAACATTACTATTATTAAACATCAAAATTGGGTCCTTTAATTTATCTATAGATGGATAAACTAGCCCTTCATTCCAATAGGTTATACCTCTAAAAACAGCAGCAATATTATTAATAGTATTTAAAGCTTCGTCTTGCCCTGTGAATACAATGTTGCAAGCAAATCTCGGTTCTAAAATAGGTCTCTCATTTTCATATTGCCTAACTATATAACCAGATGTTACAGAAGAGTTTAAAGAATATGAATTGTAGTAATAATTATAAAAAATTGCAGACCTACTGTTTGATAAGTAAGATTCTGCTTGTTTATTAATTAACAAATCTATTAGCCATTTTTTAGCGCTCTGAGAAGAATTCCCTCTCTGATAAAGGTAAGCTCTTTTAAGTTCAGGATAATCAAAAAATATTTTATCCACCCCAAAATCTCTAACAATTTCAAATTTAAATACTAGCCCATCAATCCGTGTTTTTTTTATTATAGCTCTATAATTCAAATTTACATCTTCAGATGAACTATTTTTTAAATCTAAAAAACAAATTTCTGAGCCCACTTCAAATATAGACTGTAGATCCGTCCTTGTGTTTTCACTTGTAATAGGTATGCTAAATATAGCGGAAGAAGAGTCTGTAGAAAAACCTATTGGCGGTTGTAATCCAGTATTACCAGTTGGCAGCAATTCATCGCAATATTTACCAATAGAATATAAATTCCATTTATCTAGCATAGCTTGCTGAAAAGCATATTTCCCTAAACCATACCTATTGTTAGTAATGATATCGTACAAAATCCATGCTGGATTATCAGACCATTGTTTATTTGGGGCAAATGTGCCATTCCAGTTTCCAGAATATATTTTTGATTCAGGATCATAATTAGAGGGCACATTAATTTTTAAAAGTTTTAAATCATATGATCTTTTTGGTATTTGCCCAAATGCTGAAGCATCAAAAATATTAGCGATTAAAGTGCTATTCGGATACCTTAGCTTTTCTGATATATTTTCTACTATAGAATTTATAGCCAAACTTTTATCTCCCTGAACAAATGCTGGCCCAAAATCTCTATCAACTCTAGTCACTCTAACAAATCTATATTTCGTTCCGCCTGAATCAGGAAGAGGAATGTGATGACTTCTGATATATTCAGAAGAAGCCAAACCTCTAATAGAACAAACTACATAACCAACCGAACCACCTTCCCCTAGACTTAATTCATCGCCAACATGCCCCACCTCTATTACAAAAGTTACTCCAGCTGAATAAGCACTTCCACTGCTAGATTGATATCGTCCTGTATAAGCTACATTAATAACAACAGAATCTACATTATGATTTGTCACAGTATGAACAAAGGGAAATTCTGAATATATAAAATCAGGTTTATATATAGTTGGTATAACTGTATCATATGGATAACCACTCCTATTATTATCTCCATCTAAAAATTTTAATTCTTGACCTTTTACTGTCACGTTCTTTAAAGCTGTGTCAAAAACATTAGCAAATAATTGAACATTATAATTAAACGTCTGAGATGATTTAGCAAAAGACAAGCCCTGCGTTAGATCTGAAAAATGTAATTGGTCTTCTGTACCTAATCTTATTTCTGAAAAAGCTGTTCTATAATTATACGTATTTGTTTTAGTATTTTTTACTGGTGTGTCATTTAAATATATGCCTTTAAAATAATCGCTATTTTTATTTTGGTCGTTAGATAAAAAGATAGATTGCCCAAAAGCATCACATAAACCGTGAACTTCACCTTCCGATAAAATATCAACAGTTTGATAAAAAGAAGTAGATTCTTTTTTTAAATCTTTATGGTGAGCCACGGCTCTATCTATACCAACCATACCTAAATGTGGGCCTTGTGTGATAGTTGAAGCAAAAACTACAGATGGACATATTGTTTTAGGCCCTAAGTTATTCCATCGCGATATGAATGTGTCTAATTTTTCTTCGTGGCTCATATTAAATAGATCTAGCTAAAGCTGATGAAGTAATGTCTATTGAGTCTTCTGATGGAGATTCTTGGGTTATATTGTTAAACAACTTATCATAAAACCCTTGCCCTGAAGCTATCGCTTTATCTATACTTAACAAATTTACAGATATAACTGTAGATCCCACCTTAAAGCGACCATATCCAACAGGCACCGGAACACCCTGTCTAGTATTGTTTTCTGCTTGTGCAAAAATATAAGAGCTAGTTGAAGCTGTATCAGGGTCATCTGGAGCCAACAACTTACTCATCAATAAGCTCATCCCAATAGCAAAAGCAATATTGATGACTACGGCAGCAATAATAGCCCCAACACTTAATGTGCCAATTGATGTTGCAGTTGCGCTTAAAGCTATCATAAGAGTAAACCCCACTGCCCCCATCAAAATAGGCAAAATAACTACTTCTTTATTTTTTACGTTGACTAAATTAAAGTTTTTTTCCTGTACGGCTACGCCATCAACAAAAACGCTCATTGATCTTTTTTTATTTCTTGTTATGTAAGATTTAACTTTACCCGTATTAGCTTCTAGGGCAGAAAAGATCTCAGAGAGCTTACAGCAAGCAAACTGGTGTGTTTTACCTACTATTTCCCCAAATCGACCATGAATACTAACCTTTGTCATCCTTATATTATACACTTTTAAATGGAAAAATAAACTGACTTGAACGGATCTGCTCTAAAAAAACAAAAATTTTTATCTTGGACAGAATAGATAAGAGATGAGTGCTGATGATCATAAGCATACTCCACATCACAATCGCTTGGATCAGCAGATCCAAAAACATGAGAATGCCAAATAAAAAGCACGTTTTCTTTGCTTATAATATTAAAATATTTTCGAGAATCTATTTGAAAAAATAGATTTTTAATAGGATGTATATTCTCAAGAAAATAAAGATTCTTTGAGGTTGCTATTCCACAGCACTCAAAATCATATTCGCAGCAATAATTTTTTATTTGACTACAAAAACCATCAAAATCTATAAGATTCAATAGAGGGAAACCCTCCGAAAGATAATCCTTTTGTATATTCTCCATAGTGTTTGAATCTTATTTTGCACCCGTTGAGAGTTTTAGAGCATTGATCTGCTACCCAATATTCTTTTTCATAACGAGGGTCTTTTGCTGTAGAGCCATTATCTTTTATACAAACATAGAAAAAATTACATTGATCATCTGTATTTTCCAGTGTGTCACTTAAACCTATTTTGCTTAATATTTTTACAGCTGGCCTCATTATAACCACATCACCTTTAACATAATTGGTTATAGTTTTATCGTAATCGCCACGAAATTGGATACTTGTTAAATTATAACCATTTTTTTCAAAAAGTAATTTATCCTTATCATCTGCCAAAGGTATACCTAAATTACCGTTATTTCCAAAAATAGTTGCAGCTGTTTGCAAACCCAAAATTTTTTGTTCATCAAAATCTGTCAATTGGCCATATCTGCAACCCGCGCCCCGATATTTCCAAGGGCAATAATTAGCAATCATAACCCTAGCTGGAAGTTTTGCCCCCTCATACTCAAGAGGAGAAATAAGCTCAAATTCAACATAAAACTTATTTTCTTGACTTTTTTTATTCACAATAAACTGATCATCAGAAAAACGAGCCTCAGGGTCCGGTATTGCGAAAGGATTAAAATTATTAGGGAAATTTGCTGCATCAATATATTTCAAAAAAGTTCTTTTTCTGATAAATAAATGACCTACTAAATCTTGTCTTCTTTTTAGTATATCACTCATCAAACCATCTAGATTGGCAACTGTTAGCGTTGGACGAGGCATTCGACCATCACCTTTCTTTTCAAACCCATTAGCATCAACAGGTAACGAATAATAGGTTTTACCATCAAAAATAAGATTAGAAGCCGAAACTATACCGGGATGAAACCTAAAAAGACCATCTTGTTCGCCTAAATCTAGTTCGTATAATTCTATGATAGTATCTGGCAATAAATCTAATAAAGATGCATTAAATGATTGAGTTGACATGATTTATTTTTTATTTTATGATGTTAGCTTAAAGTAACCTGCGAATCCCGTTTCATCTTCCACTTTATTATTAGAAGTTGTAGTATCAATATCCTCTGTAGTTATTATATTTATATTCATCATAGCTCTTTGTCTAAGATACAAATAAACGGCATTCCTTTCTTCATTTTTTAACTGTTTATTATAAATAATAATATCTGATACACTAAAACTTGATGTTCCATTATTTGCGCCAATTATTGGATTTATATCAAATTTGAAAGATTCTTGATTTGATAATTCTTTGGCTCCCTTGCTTATATTATTTATAAAGCTTTTATAAACTAATTTTCTTCCATCTTTTGATGCAGCAACATTATAAACAAAAGCATATGATGGCATTAATTCATCTGCATTTTCAGAAGTACTAGTTTCCACAGAGTAATTATTTCCTCTATTCGGCATACCGGTGGATTCTTTAATCTCGCTACTCGCGTTATATAAATAACTGACATTATTATTACTATTAAACTTAGTAAAACTCAGATTCTGGCTGCGGATTTTTTTATTATCCGCATTAAATTGCCTTTTGGAGCCAAATGAATCTGGAAAAACTAAATAAAATATATCAAATGCTTCGGTATTATTAGTTAAAGTATAATCTGTTGAATTGTTATAAATTCCATTTATAACTGCAGAAGCTAAATTGTCAAATTGTATACATGGCTTTCCATTGAAGCGGGATACTGCATTGTCACTAGCAGCGACATTGTAAAATTTTGGTTTATTAGTAGCATCACCAACAATCTGAACAGCAACAGCAGAAAGCGCAGAATTTTTCGCAGCAGCTACCCACGTTTCCACATCTTGCCCATTTGTGGCATCAGTTGTTCCGGTGTTATAAACCGTTGTGCTAGCATCCCATCTCGCTATAAAATTACCGATATTTTCAGGTTGAAAATCTGAATTAGGAAAAAACAATGCACCAATTAAGTTACTTGTTGTGTATGCGCTACTAGCTGATTTAACAGCAAATCCTCCTCGACCTCCTAATTTCCCTACTTCGTCATTACTTGTGCTACTAATTACCGTAAATAAACCATCATCAAAAGAGCTGTCTGGTGCCCTATCTCCATATTGACCAAAAGCACCTCCTGCACCCCCCTGCGAAATTTGATAATTTAAGTTGAATGACCTGCCAGCTCCAGCTCTTTGTGTATTACCTTTATTTGTTTCGTTCCATGCTGTTTTCTGGTAAGTGTTTATGCCCTGTTGATAAGTTGAGCCGGGATCAGACTTAAATGATCCTTGCCCACCACCACCAAATCCAGCAGTTTGGATTCCAGCAAAATCACTAAAATCAAATTCTGCGAGCAAAGAATTTTTTCCACCAGCATTAATATCAAGTATTATTTTATTTTCAGATTTTGTCAAATAAACTGGTGTATTTAGATCAATGTCCCTGTCTTGCTTTGCTTGTCTAACCTGAGAAGCAGCTCTAGCCGCAAAAAGCCTATCCCCACCTCCACCTCCACCTCCTCCAGCATAAATACTAAAAATGCTTGGTAAATATATTCTAAAATTATTTATACCGCTAGCTATCTCAATAGCATTCCCCCCTACACCACCGTCTGTACTTTTTCCGTATTGCGCTGGTTGAATATCAAAACTAATACCGCCACCAGAAGAAGGAGAGTCGGTCCATACTACTTTAGCTATTCCAGCATTACCCCCTACACCACCAAGGCCAATTATTTTAGCATTGTTTTTTAAATACAGATTCATCTGTAACTCCGAACCTAAACTAGGACCAACATTAACCACTGCCCCTGTTTTTATAGCTGGGGCTGGAATTTTCGGACTATTACTAAGTAATTGTTCATATTTACTAGAACCAATAGTGCTATTTTCATCAATAATAAAATGAACACCAGTGTAATAATCTAAGAAATTTGATTTACTTATATTTCTTTTGTTGATTTCTGTTTCAAATCTGTCTTTTAAAATTACATTTGACTCACCATCTTGTAAATATATTTCCAGTGCGCCTTTTTCAGCAGTTGACAATTTTATTGTGGGATCAGGATTATCTCCGGGCTCTAAATTAGTAGACCCGGAAACTAAACCTGTTAAAACATCATTACTAACACTTTGAGAAAATGAGTCTACACCACTACAATAAACCCAGTCAGAATAAGAAATTAAAGTGCTAGTGTTTGAACTGTCATAATGCTCTCCTCTTATTCTGTAGTAGTAATCTGTGCTTGCTGTTAAATTAGTATCAGAATATGTATTATAACCATCAATTCCCGTAGGAGTACCATAGTAAAAAGAATTTAAATACGTTCCACCCACAGCAGGAGGCAATGTTGTTGGGCGATCTATTTTTGGTATTTCTATCGTTGTTAATGCGCTCCAATTTTGAGTAGCATCAGTAGATCTTTCTATTTTGTATTTTTCAAAATAATAACCCGTCGGAGGATTGACCCATCTTAGATCATGATAATAAACACCAAAATCATCTTTTTGTCCGGTTATTCCTAAAAATTTCTGAGGATGAGCTGGAGTTAATTCTGATGTACTACCAAAATGACCTGTTACATATCCTGTTAAATTGACCCGTATAACGCCTAATTCAGGTTGACCAGCATAATAAGTACGATCTTGAGTTCCATCTATTTCTGATATAAAACTCAAATTTATTGCTGTGTTATAAGAACCAGTTCCTGCTGGACCAGTAATTGGGGATTGAGGACCTGATGTAGACTTTAAGCCATAAAAATCAAAAGGAATGAATTTAGTAGATCCAGCTAATATAGTTACTCTTCTGTCATCATTCACATCATAAGTTCCACTTATAAAATCATAAGTTTGATCAAAGTTATGGGCAGAGCTATCCAGCTCTAATGTCATTCTTACAGATGTTGTTCCGCTATTTGTTAAATAAAAACCCGTGCGTATTGCAAAACCTGTTTGCACAGCAAACTCCATCCCAGTTACTCCAATGTAACCGGTGCCTTCTGCTCTTTGTGTGACTGCTGTAGGTATACTCATGATAAGAAAGGATCAATTGTAATTAAATTTAAAAAATCTACTTCATAAGAAGTATAATCTATAGGCTGTTGTTTAAACTTTACTGATATATCATTATTATCTTTGAATTTTAAAGTGTGAGTCCATGATGTACATAAAAACGCTTTTGTTTTATTGTATGGAGCTGGAGGAGTAAATAAAAATTGATCATAACCTCTGTGCTTCTCTAAAAAATGTAGAATAGCTTTAGCTTCTTTGTCTGACCTGCTTGTGAATGTTATATCTAAATTCAATAAAGATTTATTTAATCCATCTTCTACTCTTACTAAATAATCATTTTGAAAATTTTGCTTGTAAAATCTTGGCGCTTCATTAAAAGATATGCCTTTATTTATTGGCCAATAAAATTGTTTTTTAGTCCATAGTGTATTGTTACCTATTGGGCCATTGTCATTTGTCGCTGTAGTTTCTGCATCTCCTGTGTAATAATACCATCCAGAAGTTGCTATTGTGAAATTAGTTCCGCTGCCATACACAATATCATCTTTTGAGTATGTGTTTCCTGCGGCCCAAAATCCACTCGTATTACTAAATGGAATATAAAAATCTTTCCAGTCTGTTGTGGATCTATCTTCATTATGCAATGCTAAGCCAATATTATTAACATCAGGATATTCTAAAGAGTTATCAAATGTTTCTACAAAAAATTCTAACTCTTGATTGTATGGCTCAAATGGAGTCCAGTATATACCTGTGTAACCACCACTTGGCTTAGCCCCCTTATTAAATGAGTCTTCAAGTAAATGAATAACAGCTTTAGCTTCTTTATCTGATCTTTTACTGAGAGGTATATTAAATTTTGCTTTTATTGCATTTTCAGACTTATTTAAATGGTTGAAATACCCATCTCCATAGTTGATATCATAGTAATGATTTTTAAACTCAACAGAAGCTCCATAAGATACTTCGTTAAAAAACTTATTTGTCCACGGGCTATTATCACCGGTAGGAGTATTGTGTATTGTTGAAGATGCCGCTGCACCAGTATAATAATAGTGTCCTGATACATTTTGTGCAGCAGGATATTCTGTGCTACCAGTTGTGTAGCCACTATAATATACAATATCAAATTTAGAATAAGAATTTCCAAGCTCAAAAGCTGATACGTTAGCTATATTTGTTTCTCCAGAATTTAAAATCATACAGCAGCCTTACCTGTTAAATATTCTTGCGAAACAGAAAGAGAACCTTCCATAAACCCGTTAGCTGCTGCAGACAAATCATTTTGATAAATTTGACCTGTGCAACCAAATTCTGTCAATGGCGACTCTCCATACACATCATAAATTTTAATTACGACTCCCGCATTAGTACCAGTAAAAGATATTGCATTTCCAAAATCTTCGCCTTTTACAGACATATTGATAATAACATTTTCTTTTGTCACCCTGTAAGGAACCTCATTGCCAATTGTTACTACAGGATTTCTATCTGCTTTTACAGAATAATCAAAAGACATCTGTTTGTTTATACCAATATCATCTCCAGCTAAAAACGATCTTAAACCATGACCAATTGGAACTTCTTCTTGAATAGAACTGTAAGATTCAAAGTCTGAATCTGATCTACCATTGTCATTTAAAGACCCTAAAGATCCGTACAAATCTATTTCTGATTGAAATAAAATAGGTTGAAATGGAGCCACAGAAAAACTCAAAGATCTAACAAATCCGCTTTCAAAACTAAGACCTGCAAAAGATCCATTAAAAGCTTCTCCGGTATGTTCTATAGCTGTCAAAGGATTTAAAAAATCATGAAAATCACCTGTACAATAATGAGAAAAACTTAATGTACCTTTTGTTGGCCCTTGTGGCGCATAACGAATAACAGAACCCGTCACATCTGTAACTGGCTCTAAAGAAGCGCTAAAAGATAAAGTAGCATTCTCAGCAAAAATACTGGTGTTTGCTATCTTAAGTAACGCTTTTTCGTATTTTATAAATTTTGTTGCCATTAGGTTATATCGAATTCATAAACAAAAGTAAGACTGGCTCCATTATATCTACCACTTGGAGCGCACCATGCTATGGTGGCTGTTGATTCAGCAGTAAATTCAAGGTAAGATTCTGAAGAGCTATCAATACTAAAAGTTAAAATGCAATTATCAGAAGCTGAAGCACTATCAAAAGATGCTGTTAAGTAACCAGCATTAACACCATTATTGCTAGACTCAAAAGACAAACAAGTCGCACCTTGCGCAGTAGCATCTACGTTGAAATTTCCATAAGCTGCTATTAATTTACCCGCATAAGGCATAACTGATTTCGCAATTTCATCAGAAGTTTCAGGGTAAGGATTGCCACTATTTGGATCAGTAATAGCAGAATAAGAATCGATTCTAGGATCTATATTTATAGCTGGCATATAAGCCGTAATACCCGTATTATTGAAACATTTTAATGGATGAGTAAAAACTTGGACAAATCTCCCGGTATTATGCCCAGAATTAGTTTTGTTATGAGTGTTGATGCCATGAGCTAAATATGCACACCCCCCAGTATCAACATAAAACAAATTGTTACAAACTGTAGTATTGTCAAACACAGCATTTGAAGCATTAAGTTGAGCCGTTTTATGATGAATTCCAAAGTATTGATTGCTCCCATTTTTAAATGTTCCCGTTATCCAATTAACTCTTTGTGTACTACTTTGACAATTAGAATAACTTAAAACATTAGAATAAGCATTACTGTCCGTGTTCTTGAAATATATCCACGAACCACTAGAATTATTACTATAAAAATCTCCAATAAGTCCATTATTTGTTTCTGAAACATTTAAAGCAGCATCAAAGTTTGTCGTTTTAACTCCTAACTGACCAGAAGCATTAAAATTAATATTAGACGCTCCTCCAGTATTAGCATTTCCCAAACTAAATCCTCCAGAACTTGTATTAGAAATATACAAACTGTTTGTGGTGGATGACCCTGAGTCTCTTCTTAATTCTATCACAGACCCACTAGTACTATTTTGCACAATAGCGTCTGACCCACTCAGCACACTTACCATATGAAAAGTAGCTCCCGGCGTTATTAAACCTATTCCTATTTTTGACGAACTTTCATAAATAACACTATTTGTCAAAGTTGTTGAGTCTGACCATTTAGGAATGTAATTTGCTACCCCTCCAGATAATAATCCTCCACCTCCAATATCAGATGTTGTTATGTTAGTCCAAGCGTAAGTGTCTGTACCTGTTACTTTTAAAAACTTACCTGTAGTACCAGCACTGCCGCCAGTATCATAAATACCTCCTGTTACATGAAATGTTCCATTTACTTGCAGCGCATAATTTGCTGTTGTGCCACCAATACCAATGTTTCCACCATCTTTGATAAATAAAGACACATTACTGCCATCATCGTAAAACGTAATGCCGTTTGCGTTGAGTGCGTAAAATGTCTCTCGCTTAAATAAATTTTCAACAGTGATGTTTTTAATTTCAGGGTTAGTTATAGAAGAATTTTTATCTCCTATAAATAGCACATTACAACCTGCTGTTGTCGTTAATGTATTGTAGTCTAGTATTTTTGGCATTTTTTAAATAAAGTTTTTAAATTGTAAATCGATTGCTAATAACCCATCAACAGATGTAGTTATACTTTCTGACACTAAATTGCCAGACGCTGGTATGTTTCCATCATAAGCCGTGATTCCCCTGCCGTCATCTTGTATAATTGCATTATTATGATCTCTAATAAACTCAGAATCATGATCTAAAAGTCCATCTAATGTGCCTTCTTCTATCGGACACCTTATATTTACACTCAAAGATTTATATACACCACTTCTAACATTATCTATCATGTTAGCTGTATAATAATCATCTATTTCTATTGTAAAATTGGTTGATAACTCTACAGGTGTTTGAGTTATAACCTGTGTTGGCGCATAATAGTTTTGACTTGTTTTTTCTCTTAAATCATAAACAGGTGTTCTTGTTATATTATATTCTTGACTAAACTTAGTAATTCTATTACTATCGCTCTGATCAACCGATAAAATTATATTATCTTGATTAAGAAAGCATAAATGCGGTAAAGTATGAACTCCTGAGTAGTCTAACTCTCCACCTCTAACGCCGCTACCTAATTGCCCAAACACAACAAAAGTACATCGAACTTGAGGTATAGAGCCCACATCTGCAGAAATAGAATAATTTGTTAAATAACCAGATGTGAACCCTATTACCTGTCCTGCACTTTCATTCAAATCGCTTGCATATATCAAAGATCCATCTACACCATAATCACCTGTCAAATCCAATAAAGGGTCATTATAAATATAATTTCTAGTAAAAGATATTTCTCCTTGCGGTGGTTCAGCTAAAATAGGCTGTATATGACCACCACCAAGAACGTTAATAGGGCGACGAGCTACACTGTAGCTCATACTAAGATCTGTAACACCTGAGATCCCGGTACCGCCAACATAAAAAATATGCTCGTAACTTGGTGATGCGTTATATGCCATTTTACTTTGCTACTTTAGTTTTACTTAATGAGCCGCCAGTTCTTTGCTCTTCATTGATAACCTGAAGAACAACAGATTTAATTCTTTCTGATAAATCTTTGGCTTTTGTTTTTTGATCGTTGGAACCACTTTGTTGATTACCATCTGTACTGCTAGAGCCTTCTCCACTTGATCCCATATTAATATTAATACTAATATTATTAGTATTAGAAGAATCAGAAGAACCTAATTTTTGAGCAGATTCTGCGACGCTTCCTCCTTCTTGATAGCCCGGTATATACCCGCCGTTAATGCGGTTCATGAATCCAAGACCATATTTACGCACAGCTCTATTATTCATTACAAATTCTCCACCAGCCATAAATGCAGGAATAGAATCTATATTTCTAGGACCGCTAGAGATATATCCCCCAGCTTGCTTAACATAACCTGTCTTATACGGACCCATACCAGACGCTGGCACAGGAGGGCCAGCATAACCTTCTGGTAGCTCAGCAGGTATGTCCCCAGAAGCTCCACCTCCAAATTTACCTTGCATTGCTGCTCCTGCAGATCCTATAACAGCAGAAACAGCAGTTTGAATAATCATGTTCCTTAAAGCTGTTTTTTTAGCTTTCTTTTCTTGCCTTCTTTGCTCTGCAGCAATAGCAGCGTCTCTCATTTCTTTTAGCAATGGATCGTCGCTAGCATAATACATGCTGCTCATTTGACCGCTGCTTTTTAAATTTACATCTTGATTTAAAAATGCTCCTCCACCCTTAAATCTTGGAGCCATTCCGAAATTTAATCTATCAATTGCTGAAGGGCCACCTAACGCTCGCACAGCATTTCTATTTAAAACGTATTCTCCATCTTCAAGTAAAGCGGGGTTTCTATCTCCGGTACGGCTACCAGAAATATACATGCCATTTTGAGCTTTTATAACGCCACCTCGTTGGCTTTTAAATGGCACAGCTCCTAAAGTCATAACTCCACCAACAATATTTTCTAAAGCTTGTCGGCGCATAATACGCATAAAATCCATAGCAACATCCGTTAAAGCACTTTTAAGATCTTTTGTTTTGTCTAAAGTAGCTTCCATGGCAGAAGCCATACCATCCCTAAATTTGATAGGAATTTCTTTAGTCATGCTATACTGGAATGTTTCTAGATCATCTTTAACCTGCCCCATACCTTCTTTAAGACCAAGACCTATACCGCTAGGACCGCGCTTTTGAAGTTCTCTTAAGAATTTTTCGTTTGTTTGTCTATAGTCTTCATTAAATTTCTCTCTGCTAGCCGCAGCTTGTAATTCAATTTCTTTTCTTTCTGCTTCAGCATTGTCTAGGATTTCTTTTTGCCTTGCCACAAAATCATTATAAGCTGCTGAATAATTTGCATCCCCCGGACTAACTTGCCCTAAAGTTTCACGCCTTGCTTTGGCGATAGCTTGCTCTTGATCCGTGAAAGATCTTTCTAAATCTCTTTGTTCTTTTGCGTTTAAATCACCCACATCAGCTCTAAACCTAGCTCCAGCAATAGATTGAGATTCTCTTATTCTTTGAGAGCCGGTAAGTCCAACGCTCATATCTAAGCCAAATTCTCTTCTAGATAAAGCAAGATTAACATCAGCTTGCTGTTTTGCTATTTGCGCATCAGCAATTCTTCTTTGAGCCTGAATGCTAGATATTTCTCTTTGAGCTTCTAATTCTTCTTTTGTGTTTTGAGCTCTAATTTCCTCAATGCGTATTTTTTCTTGGTTTATTGTTTTTTCATTATTTAGAGTTTTATTTCTTTGCTCATTTTCTTTAACTAATAATTCATAATTATCAAAAAAAGCTTTAATACTTGGATTAGCAATTATTTCATCTTCGGTAAATAAAGCTCTCATTCTTGTGTCAAAGCCAGATATATCTCCCCCTGACTTTAAAGCAGCCTCAAAGTCTGTTAGGGCTGCTAATCCTTCTTGGCTTTTGTTTGCTTTGCCAAAAATATCTGCATATTTTGCTGCGTTATCAGCGTAAAATTGATCAGCAGAATTAACGACTTTATTTGCATAGTCTGCTTCTATCTGGGATTTCATATTGTTGAATTTTTCGATAGGAGCATTGATGCCATCTAGCATAGAATTTTGCAGATTTGTCATAGCATCAGTAAACTGTTTTTGTATATCTCTATCTTTAATAGATTGTTGGGCTTTTTTTACATCAATAAGTATTCTATCTTTGATAGCTGTAAAATTAATTATCTCTTGCTCTTCAGGTGTTAGCGTAGTTTTCTCAGAAGTTGCTTTTCTTTTAGAAGCTTGATTTAGCAAGCTGTACATAAAACGACCTTTTTCTTGACGATTCATTTCTGCAAAGCCGCCCTGCTTAAAAGCTTTTATTTGATCAAAGTCTACACCCAATAAGCTTTGACCTTGCATATCAAGACTTAGAGAAGTTGCGTATCCTAATTTTTCTTGAGACATAGCTGCTTCTAATGCTCTTTTCTTGAAACCTGCTTGACCATAAACAGATGGATCTACAAATTCATCTAAAAATTGGTTGGCTAATTGATCCATAGTGATATCAGAAGCATTTTCTCCAGAAGCTAACAATCTAGCGCCAATTGATCCAGCAGCTCTATTTTTTTCATATTTTAGTAAAGATGCAGTCATTTCAGTAATGCTGCCGTTAGCCTCTTTAAAAGATCCATCTAAACCGCTACCACTTTCTTGCAGTTTTTTCATGGCATCAGCAGCTCTTTTGTTAGCATCTGTTAATTCGTCTTGTGTCAAAGCAGAAGCGATATCTTTTTGCGCTTGAATATATTGCTCTGCTGCAGAAGAATTTGCTTCTGTAGTTTTTTGATAATCATCAGCTTTTTGCTTGAGCTCTTCTAGAGATAAAGATGAATCATATGCGGCTTTGCCTACACCTATTAAACCTCCAATAACTGCTCCCGGCAAACCACCAATCATAGCACCTGATACCGCACCAGAAAGTCCCCCCGAAATCGCTGAACCTGCAAATCTTTGGCCTTGTGTTTGATCGGCCCTTGATTTCCCGCCGCTAATATATTGTTCCGCAACCCCACCTATTACAGGAGCTAAACTCATAAGCGCGAAACTCCCCCCAACACTTCCTATATTATTTTTTATTCCTCGCGCTATAGGAGATCTTTCAAGCATTGATTTTTGCTTTACAATCTTTTTTTGCAAAGTAGATGCGCTAACAGCAACAACATTCATTGAAGCAGTAGCCTTTGAAGCGCTATTTGATAAACTTTGGAATTTAGGCTCTA